AAGATTAATTTCCCTATGGTTACTAATATAAACATTAAATCACTATTGTAAACCCCCAAAGTAAAATAAATACAAAAAAACACTTATTCAAAAAAACAATGTAATAAAATCAATAGCTTACAAAAATAATAAAATAAATGTATACATTGGTGAATGTTTACTATAATATATATATAATGAGACTACTATAAAATAATTATTAACAAACAAAATGGAGAAAAAATGAATATATTAGCAAAAAACATTAAAGACTTTGGGTGGTTAAAATTTATTGTTGCTGAAGAAGTTGGCAATGCTTTTACAGTAGAAGATAAAACACTTTTCTCAATTCCAATAATGAGTGATAACACATTATCAAAAGATGATGATGAGTTTGGCGAAGTTATTGATATGACAGAAATTCCAAAAAAAACACTTAAAAATTTACAGGATTTTTTTGGAGAATTTAAAATAAATTTATAAAAAACAAAATGGAGAAAAAAATGAAAAATTTAAAATTAATATCTACTGGTGGTGACCTTCATACAGGGGGGTTGTCAAATAAACCAACAAAAATAAATATATCTTATAAAAATAAAAAATCAGTTGATACTTTTCTAAAATATCAAACAGTCTTTCACAATAGTGCATATGATAAATCATTTCCTAATAATAAAACAAGTAAAAAAGCATTTGATAAGCTGTCAGCTTGTTTCGCTAAGTTAGTTGATTTAAAAATATTTAACAGTAAATATCATTTCAGAACTATATGGAAGTATGATTACTAAACATAATGAAGTTAACAACAAGGAGAAAAAAATGAAAATGAAAAAATATAAAAACACATTAAAATATCAGTTGGTAAATGCCATGATTGAACAAGAAAAAATCTTTGAAAAGTATGAAGGCAAAAGATGGGATTCAGAAAATGGTACTCGTCAAGTAACAACTGAACAAGGTGAAATTGTCCACAATGTATTAATTGTTTTAGATGATATCTACAATGGTTACTACAAAGATAGAACTAATCCAGAGATAGCTAAAATTTTAGAGAAAGCAAAAAACAATGATATATAACATTAAACAAATAGAAAAAAAGTTTGGCACACTTAAAAGAGATGAACTTCAATATGTGAGAACTTGTAATAGTTTAGAAAGATGGGAAACCAAACATACTATTTCTTTTAATAAATTAAAAAAATTAAAAACTCAAAAGAAAAGGTTTGAGAAAAAAATAAGTATCCTTGAATTATTAATTAAATTTGGAGGAATAAAATAATGGAAAAGTTTGAACGAACCCAATTAACAAGTTGGCAACTTCCAATAAAAAAACAGATTCAATATTACATAGATGTTGCTAAAGAATCTGGGAAAAAATTACCAAGATTTATTGCGAAGCAGATGGTCAACGAAAGTAAAAAACAAGAGATATGGATCAATGATAAATACCAAGTCAATCTTTTAAGAGGTGAGAATTGTGATCAATATATTCATATGGAAGATTTTAAAGGCAAGTGTGACTATCTATCTATAAAGACCATAGATAAAAAACCAATACATGATTGGAGAGAACTTCAACAAATAAAGAATGAATTATGTGGAGAGGATAGAGAAGCATTAGAAATTTATCCTTCAGAACATAGATTGGTAGATACTGCTAATCAATATCATCTCTGGGTAATCCCAAAAGATTTACAAATACCATTTGGTTTTACACATAGAGAAGTTATGAAAAAAGAAAAGAATGGTGGATTTAATTCTGTTGGGCAGAGAGGAGAGTAATATGAAAGACAATAAAAAAAATGAATTATTTGTTTTATGTGTAAAAGAAAAAATTGAACAAATTAATTATTATGCAATAAGTGAAACTTCTGAAGAAAAAGCAATAGAGTTTTTTAAAAGTTTAAATAAAGACCAAAACCCAAAACCAGTTAAAACGATTCTTACAAATAAATCTGGAAGAATTAAAAAAGTTTACACTACAGAAGAATTTAAAAAATTAATCAAAGAAGGATACCATTAATGAAAAACAATCAAAAACAAAAAGAATATAATGGACACAGAAGTTGGAACTCATGGAATGTTTCTCTATGGTTTAACAATGACGAAAAACTTTATAAAGAAATACAAGCATTGTTAAATAGATATGGCACAGAAAAAACAATTCAATTAATAGCATTTAAACTGGAAGGATTAAAAACACCAGATGGTGCAATATACAGCAAGATTGCTATTAAAGATGCAATTAAAGGAATGGTGGAATAATGATACAAAAAATAATTGATTCAATCGTAATTCTAGGCTTCTTTGCTTTTATTTATATAGCATTACATTTAGTGCCAATATTAAATGAGTTAGTAATAGAATTTAAAAATTAGTTTTCTCTGTAAATACTCCTATTGCCATAATTATGGGGAAAAACAATAGGAGTATTATTTACCCAAGGGGATATAACCCAGAAACAATCTAACAGAAAAAGTTTATACTTTCAATAAAATACACTTTCTATTGGCATTTTGTTTAATATATGCTACAAATTGTTATTATGCCTATACCAAAACCAATAGGAACAGAAAACGAAGAAACTTTTATGGGTAGATGTATTTCAGATTCTACAATGCAAAGTGAGTATTCAAACCAGCAAAGAATTGCAATCTGCTCCACAAGTTGGAATGAAAGGAACAAAAAAAGCATGACTGAAATACAAACTGAAATCGAAGATACTGAATTTAAATACATTGATATTCAATGTGAACTCAAAATGGAAACAGATGAAGAAAAAGGTTCTGGAAGATTTTCTGGATATGCTTCTATATTTGGAAATAAAGATTTAGGAAATGATATTATAGAAAAAGGTGCATTCGCAAAATCATTAAGAAATAAAAGCACAAAGTCAGTCAAAATGTTATATCAGCACAAAACAGATGAACCTATTGGTGTTTATAAAAAATTAGAAGAAGATGATAAAGGTTTATATGTAGAAGGGCAATTAGCTATGGGCACTCAAAGAGGTAAAGAGGTTTATGAGTTAATGAAGATGGGTGCTATTGATGGTCTTTCTATAGGATATAAAATAGATGCAAAAGGTTATGACTATGATGAACGAGGTAAAACTAGAAAATTAAAGTCAGTAGACCTTATGGAGATTTCAGCAGTTACTTTTCCTATGAATCCCAAAGCTAGGGTTCGCAAGGTAAAGAGTGGTGCAGAAAACACGATTCGTGATTGGGAAGAAATGCTACGAGATGTAGGAGGACTTTCAAGGAACGAATCTAAAATGGGTGCAAAGGCACTTACAAAGGCACTTTCTCAGCGAGATGTTGATGATGGTAAGCCAATACTATTAAACTCAATAACAAACTTAACTCAACTGATAAAAGGAGAATAACTATGTCAGAAGTTGATACTAATGAAGTTAAGTCAGCAGTTGAAGGAATTGGAAAGGCATTTGAAGAATTCAAAGCTACCAATGACAAAAAACTTGCAGACTTAGAAAAAAAAGGTTCAACTGACCCTCTTGTTGAAGAAAAACTTGTTAAAATTGAGAAGTCGTTAGATAGTTTGGAAGATATAAACCAAAAAGTAACACTTGCTCAAAAGAAACAAGAAGAATTTGATGAGAAAGTCAATAATTTTGAATCTTTATTAAAACGACCAAATGTTGGTGATTCTGTAGAGAACATTGACAAAAAAATAAACATCTTTGATAGATGGTTAAGAAAAGGTAAAGAAAACCTAGAGCCAGAGGAAGTTAAAGCATTAACTGTTTCTAACGATACTCAAGCTGGTTATCTTGCTCCACCAGAGTATGTAAGAGAATTATTAAAGACTCTTACAGAAATCTCACCTGTTCGTTCTATTGCTAGAGTCAGAGCAACTTCACAAAGAAGTGTTCAGATTCCAGTAAGAAGTGCAACATTTACTGCACAGTGGGTAGCTGAGTCTGGTACAAGAAGTGAAACTACTGGATATACAACACAACTGGAAGAAATTCCATGTCATGAAGTATATGCTTTAATTGACATTTCAGAACAAGAACTAGAAGATTCTGTTTTTGACCTTGAGTCAGAAATGCAACAAGAATTTGCTACTCAGTTTGCAAAAGCTGAAGGTTTAGCAATGACGACTGGAGATAAGATCAATAAGCCAGAAGGATTTACTGCTGGTATTACTGCATCTGTCGCTGGTGGTTCTGGTGTTGCTACAGCAGATTCTCTAGTTACTTTGGTTCATTCTTTAAAAACACCTTATAACCAAAATGCAGTTCTAGCTTTTAATAGAAGTACATTGTCAGCTATAAGAAAACTTAAAGATGGAAATAACCAATACATCTTCCAACCCGGCATGACTCTTGTTGCTGGAATGCCTAATACTATTCTTGGTGTTCCCTACGTTGAAATGCCAGATATGGCTGATGTAGGTTCATCTGCAATCTGTGTTGTGTATGGAGATTTCCGTGCTGGATATATGGTTGTTGATAGAGTAAACCTCTCTGTACTTCGTGATCCATTCACTCAATCTACTTCTGGTAATGTAAGATATGTTGCAAGAAGAAGAGTTGGTGGTCAAGTTGTACTTCCAGAGGCATTCGTTAAATATGTACCAAGCTAGGAAAGGAGCACACAATGAACTTTGATTTAGGAAATAATATTGCTGTTGCACTTAGCTTAAAGTCTGCTGTAACAACTGCTAGTGGCAATGGCACTGGTGTTGATTTACAAGGCTATAAAAGTGCAGTTTGTTTAGCTACAGTTGGTGCAGAAGGAGATACTTTATCTTCATCTGTATTCTTTGAATTTCGACTAGAGCATTCAGACGATAACTCAACATTTACTGCTGTTTCTTCGGCTGATGTTACTAATGGAGAAATCCAAGGTAGTAATGGAAACTGGTGGAAACTAGATGGTACTGCTGGAGGAAATCCAGATAGTGCAGGTGCAGTAAACCAAATAGGATATATTGGTGGTAAAAGATATATCAGAGGTGTAATCCATAAGACTGGAACACACTCTTCTGGTACACCATTAGGTATTACAATCATTAAAGGGAATGCAATTCATTCTTCTTCTAATGTTTTAACACCTCATACTGCTTAATAGACTAAACGAGGGGGTGTAAAAACCCCCTTTTTTATAGGAGAATACAATGCCATATAAAATGATTTCAATAGGAACTGGGATAAATGACCCATTAGGTGTAAGCACAAGAACTTATACGATTGATGAAGAAATACCAAATACTCCAGAGTGGGTAGATACAGTTGGTAAAAATTTTGTTAGAACTGGTCAAGCAATAGAGATTCAAGGNAATGAACCAATACCAATGATTAAAAACGAAATTAACGATACACCTTCAGATACAGANCCTAGAGAAGAAAAACAATCAAAAAAATCTAAACATATTTTTTCAAAGTAGGAGATAACAATGTCAAGAGGATTAACNAGTGGTTTCTTGACAGAATTATCTGCTTCNTCTTTAAAACCTTTTCTTGCNATGAAAGCAGAGTTTTTAGAGGGAGATGTAAGACTTTGGACAGGTTATGGAGATATATCTATTAGTTCTGAAACTTATACAGGGGGTGGTACTCTTTTGGGTGTTTCTGGTGTTGAAGAAACATCTGAAATCAAAGCTACTGGACTCAATGTTTCTTTGTCTGGTGTTGATAGTTCTATTCTTGCTATTGCTTTAACTGCAAATTATCAAAACAGGACATTTACTTTATATTTAGGCATGTTAAATGAATCTCACGCCATAGTGGCAAATGTATATCAGTTGTTCCAAGGAAGAATGGACACTATCAGTATTAATGATAGTTCTGATACAGTTCAATTTACTCTCACAGTAGAATCAAGGTTGATTGATTTAGAAAAACCAAATGAAACACGATATACTGGAGAAGAACAGAAACGATTATTTGCTGGGGATTTAGGATTAGATTTTGTTGCTGACTTACAAGATAAAGTGATAAACTGGGGTGGCAAATGAGATTACCTAATTGGGAAAGCAAACTTAATAATTATATTCATGAAAACCAATTTAAAGCTTTCCAGTATGGATTAAACGATTGTTGTAGTTTTACTATAAAAGCACAGAAGATACTTACTGGTAGTACCCTTATTTGCAGAATTTGATGGTACTTATAAGGATTTAAAAGGTGGTAAAGCAATATTAAACAAACTTGGATATAAAACTTGGATTGGTGCTTGTAACGATAGACTCGAAAAAATTACAATTCCTTTTGCTAAACGAGGAGATGTTGTTTCCATGAGAACTAATGATAGTTTTGCTATGGGAATTTGTATGGGTAAATATGGTGCATTTATAGGTGAACAAAAAATGGAATTTATATCACGAGAAGAATTAAAACTAGCATGGAGGATTGACTAATGCCCCCAGTAATTGCCGCCGTAGCAGGAGCAGTTGCCACTACTCTTGGTGGAGTAGCAGTAGCTGGAGGCGTAAGTGCCTTCACTTTTATGGGGTTTGCTGGTATGCAAGCTGTGATGGTTGCATTTGCAGTAAATGTTGTTGTAGGTGCTGTCATGGCAATGGCAACAAAAGCACTTACACCTAAACCAAAAATACCAAATTTAAGTGCTAATTTTTCGGATTTAGGTTCTTCTGCCGCTGGAAGGTTGGTCAATGTAAAACAAGCTATCATGACACGTCAAGTGGCTTATGGAACTGTAAGAATTGCTGGTGGTTTGGTTTATGTAGAATCTACTAATAGTAATGAATTTTTACATTTAATTTTTGCTGTAGCTGGACATGAAATAAATAGTTTTGAAAGTTTTTTAATTAATGAAGATTCAGTCACTGTTGATGCAGATGGATTCGTTACAACTGCTAAATATGTTAGTGGAGATACAAAATTTATAAGATTAAAAACTCATCTAGGTGCAGATGACCAGACTGCTGATAGTGACTTAGTATCAGAGTCTAATTCTTTATGGACAAGTAATCACAGGCTTAGAGGAATAGCATATATTTATGCACGATTAAAATTTAGTAATGATATATTTCCAAATGGTATTCCTAATATCTCTGCTATTATTCAAGGGAAAAAATTATATGACCCAAGAACAACCAATACAACTTTTAGTGCAAATTCTGCATTATGCGTAAGAGATTTATTAACAAATACACGATATGGTCTGGGTGCTAAATCCACTGAAATAAACGATACCTCTTTTACTGCTGGTGCAAATGTATGTGATGAAACTGTTACTTTAGATGTAGCAAGAACCAAATCTTTTAATACAGAAACAAGTGTATCTTCTTCTAATGAAACAATCGAAATTAATTCACATGGATATCTTACAGGAGATGTAGTGCAATACTCAAATGAGAGTGGCACAAACCTTACTGGGCTATCTACTGGAACGAGTTATTTTGTAATAAGAGTAAATGTAAATTCAATTAAATTAGCAACCAATTTATCAAATGCCAATGCTGGTACTGCAATCAATATTACTGCCGCAAGTACTGGAAATGGTCAATCTCAACTCTTTAAAAGATTGGTGGAGAAAAGATATGAAACTAATGGAGTTTTAGATGTAGGAGAAACACCAGCAAAAATATTAAATG